AGATCAATATCATTAGGAGTGTATTTTGCAAGGGTTTCAGTCTCAATCAGTTCAGTCATTAACTCATCATAAATGTTTTCAATTAGGGTCTCATTTGCTAGAGTTGACATAAACAATTAAAGTTGAAATTTGCTGTGGATTTCTCCACATCCTTATAATAGCAAAAATTCACCACAATGGGGGAGAAAAGTGGACACTTTATCAACTGGCACACATATGTTTATACATAGTGCCTTCAATATGATATGCTTCATTCTCTCTTACCTCTTCACACTTTATGCCATAAATGTCTTGAATTATGTGTTGAAATTCATGGAATAATGTTTTATAATGCTCTGTAATCTGTAGATCATTGTGTATAGTAACTAACCAATGATTATCATCACATTTCTCACACCAACCAAATACATTATCTTCTGTTAAATCACAATAATGTACTTCAATTTCCTTCTCCTTAAATATATGTTTATGTGTCCCATGTTCAATAAAATAGTTATATGCTTCAATAGCAATATGTAAATTAGTTATCCACCCAGTTGAGGATAATTTAGTATTTAAATTGTCACCTGATGTGCAAATTGTCATGGTATGTGTTCATTAATGTTTATATCTTCAGTAAAAAATATACTTCCATCACTTCCATACATTATCTGTTTCCATTGATTATCCTCCTGTTTATATACTTCTAAGCATTGTAATTTGCCATCTGGGGTATTAGTTTCCCAGACTCTTGTGTATCCTTGATGTGATTCATCATAAAGAAATCCATTCTCTAATACACATCTAATAAACCTTTTTTCACTTAATTCAATAATACTCATTGTGATAAATCAGGGTTAGTTGATATTACTCTTGCTTTAGGATTTCTTGCCTTTGCTGTTTCAATAGCATCATTTCTGTTGACTGCATGTACATTTTCATAAAATACTGTGCCACCAACATATAATTGAACTTTCCATTTCATTGTTACTTAACCTCCTTACTTACAGTGGATTTAGTTGATGAATTGGGTTTAAATACAAGATCATTCTTATAATAATTACTCACAATTTCCCTTCTTTTATTTAATAACTCAGCATATCTTTCTTTTTGAACTGATGTAAATTGTAGGTTTTGTTTCTTATATTCCTCCTTTAATTCAAAGAGTTCTTTTAATACTTTTGATGTGGACATAGTAATAATAATTAAAGGACAATTAGAGAGGCATTTAGATACCTTAGAGAGGACATTTATGCCCTCACTCTATTAAAATTTGCATTGGAAAATACCTCCCTGTAGATGAGTTTGAATGTACCATAATCATTGGACATAACATAACCTTCATGCCCAACTTCTTCACCATTAATATAACATTCTACCTCACTATAAGTAGCAATATGTAACATAAACTCATGCTTAATTGACTGGACTAATTTCCACAATCTAAGCACATTTATATCTACATGATGATAATCAGCAAGTGCTACTAATGTTAAATCATCAACCTTTAATCCACTAGCAATAATACTATTAAGACTGATAATTACCTTCTTAGCAGTAGTATTATCCATGTAATTTGCTGCACCTGATATAACACTAGCATACTCACATAAAGATATTATATCACTCAAATCAGTATCACAATCAACAAAAGGTGAGAACCAGAATATATCTTCATCACTATCAATTTCAACACAATCTTTTAAGAAAGACATGTAATCTAATTGATAAGAAACTGCATTTCTTAAATCACCAACAGCAGTGTATCTTGTATGTGGTGTAATAATAAGTTTCTGCTCAATTGTATCAGCAAAACTATATGCAATTGTGTTAGGTTGATATACATTATCACCACCAAATCCTACAAAATCACCTTGATAAATGTGTTGTGTTCTTGGTAGTTCATCAAAACATTGATGTAAAATGTTAGCAACCTTCTTAATATGACCATGATTCTTATCAATATCTTGATGAGATTCATTAATCATTATTTTAACTTTATTGAATACTGATTTAGTACCAACAAAGAAATTACCAGTTTTAGGATTAGTTCCCCATACAATAGCAGGAGATCCATCAACTTTAACTGATAAATTGCCCTTAGAAGTAAACCATTTTAACACTGATAAATCACCAGTTAAAACAGAATCTTCAGGGTGATTGATGTGAGTGTTTTTCATAGTTTTATTATAAAACAAAAAAAGACCCCATGCAAGGGGTCTTGTGCCAGTTCTAAAACTGGTTGTTGATTAGTCTTTTAGCAAAATCTTCAAGGTATAATAATGGTAATAAAATTAATTCAAAACCATCTAATTGTGTTAAAGATCTTGTTACTTTCTTTTCAACATTTACAACTGGTGTTTCTGTCACTTTTACTGCCTCAATCTGTGTAACTTTATTTACACTTTGGGGAGTAACTGTGCTTTTCTTAACAACAGTTCTGGGAGACTTTTTAGCAGTTGTTGTTGACTTAACTGCTGAAGTTCTTCTCCTAGTTGCCATAAAATAAAATGCAAGTGTGTTATAAAGTATAAGTTAAGAGACTAGGGGAAGTCAATTACTCTAACATCATATCTCTGCTTCTAAGTCAGAGTAGTTAGAAACCTAGTGATCTCTTAGTGTTGGTGAGACAGTTGGGTAATTCCAGGAATTTACAAGGATCTTTAGACCCCAACTTCTTGTCCAGAGTTAATGAAGGTCTCGAACCTTCCCTCACCAACATTTATATAATAGCAAATATCTGATCAAGTGGGGGAAATAGTGGACAGAATGTTGACTGGCACACGCTCTTGAATTAGGTTGTTATACTCTTCATGCAACTCACAACCAATATAATACCTACCCAAACTCCTTGCTACCATTGCAGTTGTGCCACTTCCCATAAATGGATCAAGGATAATATCATCTTTTTCACTACCTGCTAATATGCAAGGAGTTATTAACTCAGGTGGATAAGTTGCAAAGTGTGATTGTTTATTAGGTTTAGTATTTACATTCCAAACTGATCTTTTTCTCCTTGATTCTTCCTTAATAATATCAACATTGAAATAATAATTCTGACTCTTACTTAATAAGAATATGTATTCGTGTGATTTAGTACATCTATCTCTTACACTTTCTGGCATTGGATTACCTTTACTCCATATAATATCTTGTCTTAAATACCATCCATCTGCTCTTAATGCAAATGCTAACATCCAAGGTATTCCAATTAAATCTTTCTCTTTTAACCCATCTAATTTATTACCTCTTCTTGCACATTTATCTGGTAAATCTTGTTTATTAGTAGCAACAGATTGTTTAACTAATGCTTGACCTTTTCCTGGTCTATAGTTATAGTAACTATCACCAATGTTTAACCACAATGTTCCATCTTCTGTTAGATTATTTCTTACCTCTTGGAATACTAATACTAATTTTTGAATATACTCTTCTGGAGATTCTTCTTGTCCTATTTGACAATCCTCCCCTCCATAATCCTCATACCATAATAAGGTGGAGATGTAACACACATCTGCACCTTATCATTTAGTGTTGAAAGTGTCTCTCTACAATCACCAAATAATATGGTATCTTTCATCTTGCTATCCATCCTTGAAACAATATGTATGCTCCAAATGATAACATTAAGAATGTAATTGGGAAGAATGGAATGATAGTAATTACATGTAATACTTGTATAGTTACTATTACATAGAAAGTCCACATTATGAACATTCCTATTTTATTGTGACGAGATCCTCTCTTATATGGATGAACATTAAGATGACATCTATCCCATCCATCAACCATATATTCTTTTGTAGATATATTTTTACTCACCTTCATACTCCTCTAATCCTTCAAATTCTGCCATATAATAATCACAAGTTACCTCATAATATGCTGCCAATGCTTCAATATCATTGGGATCAATAGCACATTTTTCAAATAGATCTAGTGTAGATTCGTGCATTTTGTAAAAAAGATTGAGATCGAACATTATTATACTATCATATAAGTTTGTAATTAATAGTTTTAGTGTGACACTAATTTAAGTGGCATAGTATTAACAATAAATCATAATTAACTCCTTACTATACTAATTGCTGGTTCACCTTTGTTGAAAACAGTATCAACAACTGCTTCAACTTTGCGTGATGTTGTTATACCTACTTTATCATAAACTGGTACACAAATCAACCCATAAGTCTTGGTAGCATTTGATTTACGAATTACTCTACCGATTGTCTGACTAATTGTTATATAGTCCATTGATCTTAAGAATATTGCTGTATCTAATCCTGATACATTGATACCTTCAGATAATATACTATGATGCAATACTACAAACTTCTTCTCACTATCTGCACCCCATTCATTCAACTTAATGAAGAAATCTTCACGAGATACTTTCTTACCATCTACGATTGCACCAGTCTTAGATGTTATATACATCCAAGAATATCCACGAGTTCTTAACTGTATGCAGAAGTCAGTTAGTGATGTTAAACTAACAATTTGCTTAGTAGATCTTGCACAAATAAGTACCTTACTCTTGTTGCAATCATCAATGCTATCTATTACATTGTCACAGTCTTTCTCGTGTCTAAATCTACTATCATCAGTCTCATCTATCTTCTTAATTGTTACTCTAGGTGGTAGAATATACCCCTGATTAACTAAATCTGGTGCTGGTACATTGACTAATACTTTACCAAATATATCCTCATCATTCATCCCTATTTTAAAAGGAGTTCTTGAATGTTTAGGTGTAGCAGTAAAGAAATAGCAACGATTAGCATACATTGAGTGATACTCAACTGCTTCAATAAAGTTCTTTTGAACACTATTATGTGCTTCATCAAAGTATATTGTATCAACATCAATCTCTGCTTCTTGTATTCTATGAAGAGAATGATATGTGGTGAAGATTAACTTATTAAATCTGTAATTGTCCTTACCCCATTGTTTAATAGCATCACTATCTGTAGTTGATTCGTGATGAGTATCACCAGAATGTACATGTAGTATGTGATGACGTAAGAATGGATTTCTTGCCAAATACTTAACAAAATCCTCACATAATTGCTGTGCTAATAGAATACGAGGTGCTACAACTACAACAGTTTTTCTATCACAATCTTTATTAACTAAATCCCAATTACAGTCGTTAAATCTTTTTTGTGCATCCTTAATCATGCACATTGTTTTACCACCACCAGTAGGTACAATAATTTGACCTTTACGATTCTCCAGTAAAGTGTCAATAATTGTTTGTTGATGTGGTCTCAAATCAATCATAATTTTTATCAATTAAGTACATTATAACATAAAAAAGACCCCTGAAGGGGTCTGTGTGACACTTTATCTGCTGTCCTAGTTAAATGCTTTGTTGTAAGAGTCTTTAGTATAATTAACAACTTGTACTGCATGTTGCTTAACAAGTTGATAACCTTTTACCAAATCTTTACCTAGTTCGTTGACCTCATAAGAGTGAATATTCCAACGAACTATTGCATCTGCTCTGTAATCTTGCCAAGATAGGTTAGGTTTAGCAGGGCGTACTGGTGCAGTATTTGTTTGTGCCACTGATTTTGATGATACTTTAC